CCACTTTCAGACCTTACATACCATGTATATGTAATAGCAGAAGCAGTAGATGGTGTATCAATCCAAGTAATTACAGTTTCTTTATATAAACCGCCAGCCGCAGTCGTCCCATGAAATGAAAGTCCATAAGTATTTCCATTTGATAAATCAGTAGTTGAACCTCCACTAATTATTCGATAAATTGTATTTTCAATTTGGTCGCCAGCATCCCATTGCATACCAATTCTTGCTGTAATTAATACCCTATTTGCTGAGTTAGTTAATGTAATTGTTGCAGATGGTGCGGTTGCCCAAGTTACATAACTTGCACTTGTTGTAGTGAATTGAACGCTGGGCAATAAATTATTACCAACTACTTGCAGAATAGAACCGCTAGGCATTGCTGCTCTAGCTAGACCAGTAGCATTAGTCAAAACCAAAGCAGACGGAGTACCCAAATTAGGTGTCGTTAAAACTGGGCTTGTCAGCGTCAGCGGAGCGTCTAAACCTTTTTGACTTACTGTGCTTATTGGCATTATCTAGCCTCCAACGCTGCGATTCGTGCTGCTTGTGCGTCTACGGTTGCTTTAAGTTCTTGAATTGATTTAACTAACAAAGGAACAATTTTACTGTAATCAACACCCCAAGGCATATCCATAGAGCCATCTGCTTTGTCAGTTCCTTTAATTACTGCTTGAGGAATAATGTTCTGTAAATCTTGTGCAATAAAACCAAATTCAACATGAGATTCGTCATTAATCCAATTATGACTAACTACTTTTGTATTTAAAACTTTATCAATTGCTGACGGAGCATCTTCAATATCTTTTTTTAATCTAAAGTCAGAAGATGTTGGAAATGATGTTGCAGATGATGTGCAAGATATACCGCCAACATAACTTCCTGTTGCATTGTAATTAGACCAAGGAAATGAAGTACCTGTGTTAGATGTAATTTGTGCATTTACACCATTTGCCGAACCTGTAGCAACTCTTAATACCAAAGTAGCAGTTGCAGGGTTTGTCGTTTGTCCCATTAACACAGTACCACTAGAGTCAATACGCATCCGTTCAGACCAGCCTGCACCTGTGTTTGCACGATTACTAAAGAACATAGCTCCGTCACCACTACTTCCTATGTTTGATACTGCACCAGTTGCATTCGCAAAGTTAATACCTGGTCCATCTCCAGTACCGCCGTCAACAACAGCATTTTGCAAAGTTAGTTGGGGTGAACTTACTTGAAGACCACTTCCTGCTTTATAAATGGTTGTTTGAGCAAGTGCTGTTGTAGTATTAACTAATAATTGACCACTAGAGTCAATACGCATCCGTTCTGAGCCACCTGTACTAAACTTCATTGGTCCATATCCAGCACCACCATAATAGCTAGACTGAATATCAACACCATTTGTACTGGTTGCAGCAGCATCAATTAAAAGAACAGCAGATGAGGCTGATGATGCAAAACGAGATTGCCCATGCACTTCAAACTTACCTAAAGGATTTGTTGTATTAATCCCCACGTTGCCTGTAGCCGCAACAGTCATTAAAGCTGTTCTAGAAGCAGTACCACCGTTATATAGTGCTATTCCTTCTGATGGACCTACAGTAACCCGACCTAAGCCTGTAACGTAGTCAAGGATTGCGCCAGACACAAATGAGTTACCAAAGTCGCCTTCGGATAAATAACCGCCAGTAGCCCTAATATCACCAATAACGGTTGGGTCTTGGGAGATGGCTTGATAAGTCGTAATAAGACTTGTGTACTCAACCCAGATGTTGTTTGTGCCAGATAGCGGAGCGCTGGAGAATGTGATTGCATTACCAGCTATGGTAAAACTTGAGCTTGGGTTTTGGATAACGTTATCAATTGCAACAATTACCTGCGCTACAGAAGCAATAGGGCGTGATAGAGTAAACGTTACAGTAACGCCGTTACCATTGAAGTAATCAATGGCTGGGGTAAAGCCTTGGTTCTCAACAGTATTTCCGATGTATGCCATGTTAGGTCGCAGTCAAAGCAGAAACAAACGCATCACAAGAAGTGGCTGTACCAGAAACAACAGTTAAAGAATCACTCGCCTTTAGCACAACACGGTTGCCTTGAATGACTTCTAAAGAACCACCAACAGGCACAGTAGCTACATAGACGAGGTAGTAGTTCACTGAACTACGAGTGATATAAGCGCTAACAGTAATTGGGCTTGCGCCTGTGTTTGCTAAGATGAGGCTTGAGACCGCAACAGTACCAGAAGCAATGCTTGATATAGCAGTTGAGCCAGACGTGCTGACGTTCTTTACTGCATACGAATTGTTTGAATAAGTTGGCATATTAACCCATCATAAATGATAAAAAGTACGCATCGTCCGCCGTTGCTGCCGTGTTTGCTGCCCAACTTGGCGCTGTACCAGTTGAAGTAAGGATGTATCCGTTAGCACCAATTGGCAGTTTATCAAGCGATGTTGTGGTATTTGCAAACAACATTTCGCCCACTGCATAACTAGAAATACCAGTACCGCCGTAAACCGCACCAATTGTAGTGGCGTTCCAAGTTCCTGAAGCAATAGTCCCAAGCGGGGACACGTTATCAGACGCATCAAGGTTTACCGACTTTTCAGCGGGGTAAGTAATAAATACGTTCTGTGTGCCAGAACTAAAGTTAACGATAGAACCACCACCGCTAGACTCTAAAATAGTATTACGAGCTAATTGGTTTGGCGAAGTAAACGTACCAATACCAACTTCCCAGTTAGCGCCACCTAGATCAGCAATGGCGTAATAAGTCGTATTCCCGCTAGTTAAAGCAGTATTAAACGACTGATACCCAAGCGAAGCACCAAGAAGAGTGACTGTCCCCGTGCCGGGTGCACTGGCAGTTTCTAGTACTCTGTCTTTTAACTGGAGAGGCATTTAACCCCCTTAGCCAGCAGCGCTGAGTGTATACGTGACGTTGATTGTGTCGCCAGAAGTAACCGTTTTAGAACCAGCCGTAAACGCACCGATACTAAACAAAGTGCCTGTGGTGTTATCAATCGCTGTAGATCCACCTACGTTAATAAATGCGCCATATACAGTTCCAGAGCCAGTCATGCTAAACACGACAGCGGCACTCGTTGACAGGACGGATGGATTCGCTGTTGTTGCTGCTGAGAAACTTGGGGTTTTACGAGTTCCAGAGTAGGTTGGGGCATTAGCACCGCCCACTTCAAACCAGCCAGCATGACTAGCTTGAGTATCAGCATAAGCAGGAGTAAACGTACTAGCACCATTAGCGCCTCCTAATCCCATAACGATGGCACCGCCACCTGTATTACCGAAGTAAGAATCCATTAAGTTCTTACGACCTACGTTGGTAGTCAGGTTTTCAATAGTGTCAGACCATTTTTCAACGCCATCAGCGCCATAACAAGTAGCCACATACACGCCTTCTAACCCAACAGTCTCAGCAGAACCACCGCCATAAGAAGCATTAGCTCCAAAGCTGTCGCCTAATTTTGTTATTTCAGAACTCATAAATACTCCTTAAGTCAATCTAATAATGGCGTTTGCTGCATCCGCCGTTGGGAAAGTTACAGTAAACGTATTTGTAGCCGTTTTATCTGATCCAAAATCTAGTACCGCAACCGCTGCATTTGTAGTGCTATTGTAGATCAAGGCCCCTCTAGCAGTAAAGCTCGCTGGGCTCCAAGTAGTGTTTTGAAACGATATGTAAGCTACCTGCTCATCAGTGGCTGGAACGATTCGAGTCAGCGTATTACCCCCTGGTGTATAGCCTGTGCCTGATATTTCATTGGTTGTCGTATAAATTAAGGTTTCGTAGGATAAATCAGCAAGTGCCGTATAAAGCGCAATCTTATATGTATACGGTGTACCAGCAGCAAAGTTCTCTAAACCGCTTAAGCAGTTCTTTTTGAATATCGTTGTAGCGCCTTGCTGGATCATGGATTGACCTTAATCTTAGCTTGCCCATCACGATACGCATCGCCACGCTCAAGGCCAGTACCTAGACGGTTAAGCTGCTGCAGTGCGTCTTGGAACTGTTTTTCATAATAGGCAACCATGTCTTGCTCGCCCTTTTGGAAAATAACAGCTTCCCGCATTGCACCATAAAGTAAGCATGGGTCATAGTTATCACCAACCCAGCTTGTGCCAAGGGTGTTATCAACTGCAGTAATAGTGAACTGAAAGCCTGATCCTGTACCGCCAAGGTTTGCTGTAGCGGCAGAAACTACGTCACCAACCACGTAAAAGTTACCTAGGTTGTTAAAGCGAACGTTCGTAACTACGTTGCCAGCCACCGTAATGTTAGCCGTAGCACCCGACCCAGAACCACCCGTAATAGGCACGTTACTGTACAAGTTGTTGATATAGCCAGACCCTGGCGTAATCGTGCCAGAGGTTACAGCTCCTTGCACAATAGATATAGGGTAGTAAAAATAGTGTAGTTCTACGTTATAACTACTATCTGGTGTTGGTCCAAGAATAAAAGACAATTCGTTCGTAAGTGTGTATTGAGAGCCAAACAATGCGTAGTACTTAGGCTCCCCCGTATCGGTTGGCTGCGGGTACGATTGCCGAATGAAGTTAACATCTTTGTTAAGCAAGTACTCATAACTACCGTCCGCCTTAATTACTGCCATTGAAAACGTAGATAAGTAGTCAAGCGGTGCAGAAAGATACTTGTTGTTGGCTGTTAATGTACCTGTTACGTTCTTACGCAGTGGGGGTAACTGAACGGTGTTGTAAATGCGTTGTTCAGCTTGCCGAACAAACGTAGAGATGTTGTCCACGAACAGTTGTTCAGTAGTTTCAACATAATCTTGTATTGCTTGGTAAAGTTGAACATAGTTCATTAAAGTATACCTTTAACCCATTTTTCCACTAGACATACGACCTTTAGTAGCCGCACCAGCACCACGCATCTCAATCTTGCCGTACTGATTTACGGGCTTGCCATTACCTTTACTAATCCCGTCAACCGAGATATTCATATTAGCCATTTCTTCTGCGCCAGTCATACCTTTAGAAGTCAATCCCTTGGCAGAAATAGCCTTGCCTTTCATGGTATGGGGAGGAGCATAGACTTTAGCGTCTCCAACTTCTTTACCCATTACTTTTTTAGAATAGTTAGCCATTATCGACCCCTACCTGCGGATTTACGCATCATGCCTTGGTTCTGAACTTTTGCTAAATTACGTCCAATTTTTTTCATGACCATTTGATCTTTACCGCCCATTTTTGGCTTTGCTTTCATACCCAAGACTGTAGGACCACTATCACCTAAATTTGTACCTTCGGTCTTGCCTTTTTTAGCAATTCCATCTGCGCTTTTTTTAAACATTTTAAACTCCTTAAGTTGTTGTTACCGATACTGTACCTATTTCTACTTCAATTACCAAGTAATTTGGCGTTAAACCATCATCATTCTCCCTAGAGCCGCCTACTGGGTTATACCCCCATTGGAACACCCTACTACCACCTTCAGGTGATCCGTCTGGTCCCACACCTGACACTTGATAACTTACATCAGGTCTCGGATTCCGAACAGCCTGTGGATCATTTACTGGATACATACCCAACGATAACTGTGGCTGATCTGGTTCCCAACAGCTAGGGCATACCAAAATATTCTTTATTTGCTGCTTAACAACTAACTTTTTAAGCTCTTTTAGCTTATACCTCTGACCGCATCGGTCACATTCGGCAATCGCATACTTACCAGAAGAAAACTGACTGGGCATGGTTATCTATAAAACATATTACGGGGGACAAAACGAACTGCCGCTGTCTCCCTATCTTCATCGGCTGCTAATTGGAACTGCTGCTCATACTCTACTTTAAGCATCTGCATACGCCCCGGATCAACGCCGAACAACTTTATACTAAGGTAATACGCCAATCCAGCTACCATACAT